TGTGTATATAATATTACACGAGTGAGTGAGATAACTTATTCTGTTACTATTACTTACAAAAGTCAAAATGGGAAAAAGTCCACTTATTGACCTACTATTTCTGCTACTTTTTCCCAATAATTGGGAAAACGTGGTATCTTTGTTACATGGAAAAAGGTACATCAAATCCATTCTTGTATGGTAATAAACTTGACTTAGTCAAGGTAGTAGAAAATCAATACTTAGGTAAGTCTAGTTCTTTTGATGGTGATGGGCATGTAACAGATCATGCTAAGATCACTACTATTGTTGCTACTAGATTCATTGAGAGAGATAGAAAGGTAGCGTTGTACAAACCTGAAAATATTAAGGGGTTGATTGGTGCCCTTACACCTATTGCTACTAAGGTGTATATGTACATTGCGCTTTCACTTGGTGAACAAATGGATTATGTGAAGCTTACACTCACTGAAGTTCAGAAGGAGCTGAACATTGGTTCGAAGAACACACTATATAAGGCTATAGAGGAGTTGGAAACTTACTCCATTATTGCAAAAAAACGTAACGGAGAGTTTTGGATTAACCCATTTTTGTTGTTCAATGGAAATCGTATTGATTACTTTCAAAAAAATTACCCAGACAGCGTTAATATTGCTGCTACTATTAAACGTTAAAACTATTTTATGAACAACGCACCAAAACCAGAAGGTCCTAAGCAACCAATCAAATCTCTTAATGCTACACTTACAGAGGAACAGAAAGAAGCTAAACAGATAATCTATAACAACACTGTTACTGTTTTATATGGTAAGGCTGGTACATCTAAATCTTTTGTTGCTGTTAATGCTGCACTTGATATGCTACTAAAAAAGCAGGTGGAAAAAATCATTATCATCAGACCCACTGTTACCTCTGAGAATATTGGTTTCTTACCAGGTGATGTAAAAGAGAAGATGATTCATTACTTCATTCCAATCCTTCAGAATATGAATGATCTTATTAAGAAGGAAAAGGTTGAGGAACTTTTAAAGAAAGAAGCTATCCAAATCTTACCTCTAGCATTTATTCAAGGGGTGACGATTAATGATGTAGCTATTGCTGATGAAGCACAGAATATGACCGTACAACAAATGAAGCTACTTCTTACTAGGGTGGGGAAACATGGTAAACTTATTCTTACAGGGGATACTGACCAAGTACTGTTACCACCAAAAGAGAAGAGTGGTTTTGACAAATTACTCACATTAGAAGGAAAGGTATCTAACTTCCGTACTTTTGAGTTGAAGCAAAATTATCGTGATCCTTTTGTTAAAGAAATTTTAGAACACTACAAATGACGCATGAAAGTAAAATTGAGTTTGTCTTAGATAAACTCTCCTTGTTAACAATACCCTCTGTTTACACAAGGTTAGTAGGAAGATGCACCCCAGAGTCAACAGTTAATAGGCTAATGACACTAGCTTATTTTCTTGGACAATTGGATATATTACACCATCCAGAGTTAGCACCAACATATACCACTGCTATACTTGAACTGGATATTAAAGAAATTTTAAAATTAATGAATCATGAATTACCTGAAGACTAAAATTGCTGGCATTAACCCTGATAAGGATTTAGAACTAGCTAAACTTGAAATGGACCTACGTAAGGAGAATAAGTTTGATGATGATTATGATCCCACTCTTGATCCTGAATTCATTGCTGCTGAGAAAGATACCATCTCTTTTGTTGAAGGATATGTTTCTATTGATGATATTAAAGCATTTGTCTTCACCTCTGATGGATACATCAATCTTACCTACACTGAAAAGGCTGGTAGATCTATGATCACCATTGATCATGATAAGGATGACTTCATTGCTACTATGTCTGCATTGCATAATTGCTATCATTAATTTTTGTGACAGTTCACTAAAGGCTAATTTATAGCTATATTAGATTAATTAGTATATTTGAGCAATGAAGAAACAGAATGTTAAGTGGAAACGAGAGTATTCCACACCAAATGAACTTATGTTCAACTACTATCACTTGCTACTAGTAGGGTTTAACAAACTTACTCTCTCTGATAAAGAAATCACAACACTTGTTGAGCTGAATCAGAAAGCTTACAACTCCAAAGAACTTGGTGCACTTGCTGATAGTGTAGGTTTTAAACACCAAGTACTGAAGAATGCTTTGACTAAATTAAAGAAGTTAAAGTTAATCTACTGTGTAGCAAACAGTTATACCATCAATCCATCTATTGCAGTATCTAACGATATTAAAGCTCTAGAGTTAACACTCACTGCTAATGTCACAGTATGATTTTTCCCACATCATAAACATCACCTCTTGCCGTGTTGGTAAGGGGTATGATGAATGTGAGCATATTATTATGTTCCAATGGAAGTTAATCCATGATCAATTATCTAATTGCGAGTATAGTAAGATTAGGGTGAAAAACTTTGGAAACTTTGAAATCAAGAAAAGTTTCCTAGAATCGTATAAGAAGAAGTTAGAGAAGAAGATTCAGTATTTTGAAGATGAAGATTATGATACTACCACACAAAGAACTAGAGCCCTTATGGATGATCTAAATTCTAAGCTTGGTACATTTCAGGAGATTTATGATAAATATTCAAAACATGAAGATATTAACGTTGATTAGACAAATTGGAGAGGGTTGGACTAACTCACTTCTAGATAAACTAAATCTTCTTCCTGCTAATAAAAAACAGGTGGCAGAAGAAAGATTGGCAATTTGCCTTACCTGTCCTATTAGAACACAAAATATCTGTGATCCTAATAAGAAAGGTACCAGTAGAAACAACACCACTTTTGAAGGATGTGGTTGCTACATTGAAAAGAAAGTAATGTGTATGGACTGTGATTGTCCAGGATTATATTGGACTGCTGTAAATTTATAATTATGTTAACTACAAATCAAATTATTGCTAAGTATGGCTCTCCTGATGAGGATGGTTCTGACTACTTAATTACTATCACACTACCATTCCCTATGAAATTAGCTTGGGATACTAAAACCACTGTTACTAAGATGAGGGTACATAAATTACTTGCATCTAAGTTTACAGCTGTATTTCAAGATATCCTAGCACACTATGGTTTACCAGAGATTCAACGCTTAGGTATTGATTTATTTGGTGGTTGTTTCTCCTTCAGGAAGATGAGGGGGGGATCTGATTACTCTAGACACAGTTGGGGGATTGCTATTGACTTGGATCCTGCTCGTAATGCACTGAAGGCTACATCTAAAACAGCTCAGTTTGCTAAACCTGCCTACAAACCAATGATTGATATTTTCTACAAACATGGATTTGTATCATTAGGTAGAGAGAAGAATTATGATTGGATGCACTTTGAAATTGGTTCATGATCATACACGAGATAAAACAACTGATGTATGTCAACACTCATCATGGTTTAGGAATAGTTTTATTCCTAATTGACTATGGTCCACAAGCTAATACTATATGGGTGGTAGCTAGTGAGAAGGATGGTGCAATAAGGCACTATGATTCAAATCAAATTACATTATCAAAGAACTGCACAATTGAGTTAAACTTAGAAGATAAATGAGAAACATAGAAGAAAAATTCCTCATCAATTGGCATGAGATACAAGATGTAGAGCAACTGATCAATATTCTCTCACTTGGTATTAAAGGGTTCACTGTTACTAACGCAGATGTACCTACTAAAGCATTGATCAAAAAACTTAAAAAACAAAACTTAATAAAAGATTATGAAACTAATCCCACAAAATGACATCGTTGTTCTTGAACAACCTGAGTTCATGAAAAAAATGGCTAACTCGCCAATCGAATTATCTGCTTCTGTTAAAGAGAATATGGTTCAAGATTTTTACAAAGAGCATTCTGGATTGTATACAGTATTTGCTTTAGGCCCACAAATTAAACCAGAAGGATATCCATCTTTAGTAACTGGTGCAAAAGTACGATTGAGTGATCCAATGTACATCAAGCCATTTACTATCAAAGATGGTGACAAAGAACTCTCTTATATTATGACCAACGCTCACAATATCTCATTAGTTTTGGAGGATTAATATAATTCTAATGAAAACACCAACTTGGCAAAGAAAAGAAGGTAAATCTGCATCAGGTGGATTAAATAAGAAAGGGGTGGCTTCTTACAGAGCTGCTAATCCTGGCAGCAAACTTAAAATGGCTGTCACTACACCCCCTTCTAAATTGAAACCTGGTAGCAAAGATGCTAAAAGAAGGAAATCTTTCTGTGCTAGAATGTCTGGTGTTAAAGGTCCAATGAAGAAGCCTAATGGTGAACCAACTAGAAAGGCTTTAGCATTAAGGAAATGGAATTGCTAACTATAAAACAATTTAAACTTTAATACAATGATGAAGAAACCAACTTCCAAAAAAATGATGCCAGCTAAGAAAGCTATGATGGGATCTAAAATGGCTGCTGCTCCTATGATGAAAAAAGGTGGTATGGCTAAAAAATATGACATGGGCGGTGCTTCAGGGCCACCAAGAAAAAAACAAAGTCCTTATGAGCTACAGCTTGATCGTCAGCGATTACCTAAAGGAGGTCCTTTAGAAGGTTCTACTTCACGGACTTATGGTCCTGATTTTTATAGTCCTGGCTTTGTTAAATTTAGTAAGCCAGCTGAAAGACCTGCACCTGCTAAACCAACAGTTACTCCACCAAATAGAAAAAATTCTCCTCTTAGAGATGGTACCTATCGTAAGGGTGGTAAGTCTACCATGATGCGTAAGGGTGGCAAGTCAATGAAGGGCTGCTAATCATGAAAAAGCACCCTGGATTCAAAGCAGTTCAGAGTTCTATTGCAAAGAAGCAAGGCATCAGCAAAAAATCTGCTGGTGCCATTCTTGCTTCTGCTGCAAGGAAAGCCTCACCTGCTGCTAAAAAAGCTAATCCTCGTCTTAAACGTGTAAAAGGATGATGAAAGATTGGTTCGTAGGAGTTTTGGTTGCAGCGGCTGCATCCTTAGCTCCAGCTACACCCTTGTTCATTACTGCATCCCTCCTAATTATTTCAGATTTTGTATTTGCAATTTGGAGATGTCATCGTACAGGAGTGGCTATTACATCAAGGAAGATGTCTAACATCATTCCTAAATTATTACTTTACAATATTGCTATTCTTCTCTCTTATCTTGTTGAGGTGTATGTATTGGATAAATCAATGCCTATTTCAAAAATTGCAGTTGGTGTTATTGCAATGGTAGAAGGAAAGAGTATTGATGAATCTTTCAAGTTACTATTTGGATACAGTATCTATGAAACTATGATGAAGAGAGTTAGAAGACCACAAGAATCTGAAACAAAGCCATGACAGTAAAGAAAACAAAATCAAAAGTAAATGCAGCTGGAAATTATACTAAACCTAGTATGAGGAAAACGCTGTTTAATAAAATTAAAGCTGGTTCAAAAGGAGGAGATCCTGGAGAATGGTCAGCTAGAAAAAGTCAATTATTAGCAAAACAATATAAGGCTAAGGGCGGTGGATATCGAAACTAAAAGATGTTCTATGTGTAAACAAGATAAAGAATTATCTTGTTATAGAAATAGAGGAGGTAAACAAAAACATTTATTAAAAAGTAGATGTAATACTTGTTTATACAAAGAACATAAGAGTTGGATTGAAAGTAACCCTGATAAAGTTAAAGAGTATAGAGAAAAAGATTCTTGGACACTTGTTAAAAGATGTTCAAGAAGAGGTATAACTCCTAAAGAACTTATTGATAAATATGAGTTACAAAATCAATCTTGCGCTATTTGTAATAAAGAAATATCTTTGACAGATAGTGCAATTGACCATAATCATATAACGGATGAGTTTAGAGGAGTTTTATGCAAAAAATGTAATAGGGGATTAGGATTATTTCAAGATAACCCTACTATATTAGAAAATGCTTTAAATTATTTAAAAACAAAAGGTCATTATGGCACTAGCTAAATCCCAACAATCTCTTAAGAACTGGACTGCACAGAAATGGCGGACTAGTGATGGTAAACCCTCTAAAGGTAAAAAGAGGTATTTGCCAGATGCTGCATGGAAGGCACTCTCTCCTGGTGAGAAAGCTGCAACTAATGCTGCAAAATCAAAAGGGAATGCTAAGGGTAAACAGTTTGTTGCTCAACCTAAAAAAATTGCATCAAAAGTTAAATCGTATAGATAATGGATACACAATACGAAATCTTACAAATACTCCAGAACTTAATGCAGTATTATCCAGAGTATCCAATTGCTAGACACATCGCTTTAGCAACTGATGAAGACCCACTTATGAAGTACAATGATCAGATGTTTTATGAGGCACTTCAAAAATATGAAGAAGGATTATCCTTCTCAGGAGGATTAGATGACCCCAACGATGAGTGGGGAGATTTAGACGAATATTAATATATGTTTCACGTAAATAAAGGACAGGTTAGTATTGATCAAGAAATCCTGTTAGTACCAGAGTACAAAAAGATTCATGATAAATGGAAAGATAAATCATTATTTGTCTTTGCTTATATTTATCATCTAGTTGATTTTAAAGCACTTGGATATAATAATCTATCTGAAGTGGACAGAAGTGTACAGTGTTTAAAAGATTTCTGCCCAAATGATTTGTTCAGTCCAGATGATCCTATTATCTTAGCTGCTATTAAGAAATATGATCAACTACAAGAGACACCATCTATGAGGTTGTACCAAAGTGCATTTAAACTAGTAGACAAGTTGGCTGAGTATTTCACTGATGTTCAGTTTAATGCTTTTGATGAGGACAATGATTCTGACAAAAAGGCAACCAATGCCATGAAGAACTTAGCAGCCCTTGGTAGTGCTGTTAAATCTTTAAAAGATCTAAAAGATGTAGTAGAACAAGAGATTGCACAATCTCAGGTGAGAGGTAATAGATTTGTATCAAATAGAGAACGACCAAATAAAAAATAATATAATGGCTAAGTCAAACTTTTTGGATTCTTCCAAACCCCTTTTTTCAAAACCTATTTCAATGGGTGGAGCTATGATGAAAGATGAAGATCATTCAGGTGCCTCTCAATTCTTTGGATATTTATTTTCTGTAAGAGATCAAGCACATCTTGCACACCTACGTGTTAGTGGATTAGGTGCATTTGCTGCACACTCTGCACTTGGAGATTTCTATGATGGAATTCTTGATAAAACAGATGAACTTATTGAAGTGTACCAAGGTATGAATGGAATCATCCCTATTACTATTCCTGGATCTACATTTGTAGATGGACTTACATTAGTTAAAGGATGTAGAGAGTATGTTGAACAAAACAGAATGAAAGTTTGTGAGTGTTCTCACATTCAAAACATTATTGATGAGGTTGTTGCTTTAATTGATAGAACAATCTATAAGTTAGAGAACTTGAAATAATATGCAAATATATCAAGAAGAAATAGACCCATGTACTGATGAGAGCAAGTATCCCTTGCTCTCAAAGTATTTAAATACAGATTATACACCAGGTGAGTACATTTGGTCTAAGACTAAAGAGTTTAAAGAAGCAGTAAATTATTTTTTAGAATATGGAACATATTGCCCATACGTATATGGTTCTCCTGCATACGAACAGTTTTGGGATGAGGAGGAGTACAAAATTGAGAATGGAATGGTTAACTCGGATGGCCACTACATTTGTGGTGATATGTACTACTATCTTAACTATTCTCTCATTTACAATAAACAACAAAGAAAATCAATAGCACCTGATTTCTGGGATAGCGATGCATACTATTTTATTGAGGTGGAGAAAGCTAAAATCCGAGGGTTACACTTTGGTGGTACGAAGGCTCGTCAGCGTGGTTACTCACTTAAGAATGGTGCCCTTATTACTAAGAAGTTTTATTTTGAGCCTTATTCTATATGTTATATTGGCGCATTTGTGGGTGACAAAGCTGACAAAACGTGGGAGATGATAGAAACAAATGCAAGGCACCTAGATAAAAATACACCTTGGCATAAAAACAAAAACCCCTATACTAAAGATTTCTGGAAAGCTCAGTTCCAAGAAAAGGATGATTATGGTAAAGTGAACTGGGAGGGCTATATGTCTGAACTACACAAAGTTACACTTAAGGATAATCCATCAAAAGGGGTAGGGGGTGCAGTAAGCTTATTCTTCTACGAAGAACCTGGACTTGCTCCTACACTTTTAAAAACCATAGAATACGTGAGACCAGCATGTATGGATGGTGATTACACCACTGGTCAAATCATTGCCACTGGATCTGTGGGTGAAATGAAAGATTGCGCAGATCTTGAGAAGATTTGTTATCAACCAAAAGAATATGGATTTGCAGAATTTAAAAACATTTTTGACGAGGGAAAACAAAATACTACATGTGGATTCTTCCACCCTGCTTCTTGGTCCTACAAGGGGTATATTGACGAGGAAGGAAACTCCAATGTCAGTGGTGCCACTGCACGTATTAAAGAGAAAAGAGAAGCAGCTCGCAAGAAATCTCCAAAAGATTATGTTCTCGCAGTCACTCAGGAACCACTATCACTCGATGAGGCGTTTCAAGTTCGAGAGGTCAACAAATTTCCTGTCCACCTTATTAAAAGACATCTTCAAAAGTTAGAGGATTTAAGTTATCATGGTATCCCATCTGATTTAGTTTATAATGATGATGGTTTTATTGAATGGGCATTCTCTGATCGCAAACCTGTACATGATTTCCCAGTGAGGAATGATTCAGAGAAGGAAGGTGTAATACAAATATTTGAGCATCCTATTATGGATGAACCACCATATGGATTATATGTAGCTGGTATTGACCCCTATAAGTTTGACCAAGCTAAATATTCCGATTCTCTTGGATCAGTGTATATACATAAACAAGTTAGTAGTATGGACGACCAACATGCTGATAGTATGGTTGCTTGTTATACAGGAAGACCTGCATCACTTGAGGAATGGTATGAAAATGTCACCCGTTTATTAATGTACTATAATGCTACTGCCCTTATTGAGAATGATGTTCACGATTATATTAGTTATCTTCTACGTAATAATTTACATCAATACCTTGCTAAAACCCCTCACTGGATCAAAGAGATTGCGCCAAATACCTCTGTATCAACAGATTATGGAATTAGGGCCACTCAAAAAAATATTGAGTTTTTTGATAATTCTATTATTAAGTATTGCACCGAAGAAATAGGAAAAGAATATAATGAAGATGGTACAGTTAAAAGTATCAAATATGGTATTGAAAGAATCAAAGACATCATGCTATTGAAGGAAATGCTGAATTATAGACGAGGAGGAAACTTTGATAGAATTCGATCATATGGTATTACCTTAGCATATTCAAATGGTATGGCTCGTACTGTAACCCCAGGTGAGAATGCTAATGCTGATTTATATGAAGGCATTTATAAAAAAGTAAAACTCAGTAGGCATGGTCACTTTGGTAAACATAAAGGTCATTTCCGTACACTTAAATTTACTCATTTCAGATGATCATTAAAAAAATTAAAAACAGGGATAGGTTTACCAACATAGTTGATAACTATGAATTGTTTGTACCTGATCATTTTCTTTCATTAAAAGAGAAAGAAACTCCTGATTGGATTAAGAGTACAATGGACTACTATTCAAACATTGCATATAGTCAGTACTGGACCAATCAGTCAATGAAAAAGAACTATGATTTGATTAATGGTATTCTTGTTAAAGAAGATTACTTCACCCCTGATTATGAGCATCTTGTAGAATTTTTAGATGAATCTACATCTGTAGAACTACCTGATTATATTAAACATTATCCAATGATGAATCCACCACTTAATACATTGATTGGTGAGATTACAAAACGTCCTGATAATGTTAGATTTAAAGCAATTGATGAATATAGTTATAATGAATATATTCGTGCTAAAACAGAATTGTTACATGAAGTATATGTAAAAAGAATTGAAGATATTATTACAGCTAAAGCATTTAAATTAGGATTGATTGATCAAAAGCAAGAACTTCAAAATCAACTTACATCTTTAATTGAACAATTTCAAAATCAACAACAATCTCCACCTGAAGAAGAGGAAGATGATCTTCAATTGTCAGGAGGGGCTAATGTGCAACAAGGTATTGAGGAAACTCAACAAAAAATACAAGAACTGAATAAACAGATTCAGGAGATTGATCAAAAAATTGAATCATTTAAACCCGATGATTACAAGAAGAATTTAAATAAAACCTATCAGTCTACAGCTGAACAATGGGCTAATTTAAAGCTTGATCAACTAAAACATTACTTTAATGTTCGTGATAAATCAGAGGATGGATTTAGAGATCTTTTAATCACTGCTCGTGAGTTTCACCACATTTATATCTCTAAGGATAAAATTGGAATGAACTACGAAGTATTGAACCCTGCCAGGGTGTGGTTCCTTACAGAACCTGATCCAGTGTTTACCAATGATTGTTATGCAATTGGTTTTATTCAATCAATGGAGATTTCTAAGATTATTGAAAGATTTGATTTAACACAAGAGGAAGTAGAATACCTACGTGAGCACAGAGACGATTATGTAAAGAATCCTAATGCTGACGTGAATATTTTTGAAACTCAAAAAACTGGTTACTCTTCTATTACATATCCACAACACAATCCACTACGTACACAATATGAGGCAACTCTTCGTTCTGAATTAGAACAACACCAGTTGCTTGATTCATATGATCCAACTGGTACTAGATACTCTCCTTATGGATACTTAGGTTATGATACACGTAACCACCGCTTCACTGTTGTAATGGGTTATTTTAAAGGTAAGAGAAAAATTGGTCGTCTTACATTTATTGATGAAGAAGGAATTGAACAACTTAAGATTATTGACGAACAATATGAGTGGGATAAAAATGATCCTAGTGTTAAAGTAGAATGGGAGTATACCAACTGCTGGTACAGAGGATATAGAATTGGTCAATGCGTGTATAATATTGAACCTCTTTATCATACAGATCTTCCACCTATTATTGGTGGGTTCTATAAATCCAAAAACACCCTACCTAAATCTATGGTAGACCAAATGAAGGTTTACCAGATTGTATATAACATTTGTTTAAATCAACTTTATCTCCTACTTGAGAAAGAGGTAGGTATTGCAGTGTTGTACAACCTACGTCAGTTACCAAAGTATAAGGATATGACAGATGAGGATGCTTTGGACAAAATGACTACACTTGCTAAAGAACAAGGTATTGTTGGTATTGATGATTCACCTGAGAATACAAAAGGGTCTAGTACATTTAACCAATTCACTCGTTTAGATCTTACACGTACACAAGAGATTCAATCTCGTATCTCATTGGCTACTTGGGCTAAAACACAATGTTGGGAGCTATTAGGCTTTACCCCTCAACGTATGGGTAATACAGTTGCTAGTGAAACTGCAACAGGTATTAATCAATCACTCTCTCAATCATTTGCTCAAACAGAACCTATTACTACTACACACGAGCAGATTATGAACTTGGTATATCAACAACTTATTGACACTGCTCAATATGTTGAATCTGCTAAACCAGTTAGTATTATCAACTACGTTAATAATGAAATGCATGATGTATTTTTAACTGTTAATGGAGATGAGTTGAAGATGAGGGATTTACAAGTGTTTGTTACTAATCGTTCTGATGATAAAAGAAAGCTTGAAGAGATTAGACAGTTGTCTATGGCATATGCTCAAAATCAACTTCATCCTTACTATACCACATTGATTCAAACCTCTCAATCTGTTTCTGAGATTAGAGAGTTCTTGAAAGAAGATATGGATAAGAAAGAAGAGCAACAAGCTCAACAACAACAAATGCAACAACAGCAGATGGAACAACAAAAACAAATTGCTGAACAACAAGCTCAATTACAGAAACAAATTGCTGATGAGAAACTTGCATTTGAAGCTGAACAAAATGAACTTGACCGTAAGAGAGATATTATGGTTGCTCAAATTGGTTCAATGAAGTATGCTCAAGATACAGATGTCAACACTAATACTACACCTGATGCATTAGAAATTGGTAAGTTTAATCAAGATTATACTAAAATGTTATCTGAGATTGATTCTAAGCAAAAAGATTTGAATCTTAGAAAAGAACAATCCATGAGAGAAGGTGATATTAAATCGCAAGAATTAAAATTAAAAGAAAAAGAGATTGATTCTAAAGAGAGAGTTGAGTTATTAAAAGCTCAGACAGCACTTAAGAATCCTGTATCAGGAGAAAAAAAGAAAAAATAATGCGATAAATATAGCAGAGGGATTTTAAAAAATAGAATATCTTTGTTTTTAAAGAAAAAGAGTAACAACTTTGAATTATAAATTATATGAGTACAGAAAACTTTATTGACAGCTTGGGTGTAGAAAGTTCAGAAGTTATTGATGCTACAACCCTATTACAAGATTACAATCCAGGAGCTGATGTAGATCTTGAAAAGTTAGATGAACCAGCACCAGCTGCATCTAAGAAAGTAGAAAAAGAAGAAGATGACGAAGTAGATCCAGTAAAAGCATTAAAGGATGAACCTTTTTTGAAAGATCAGGATACTATTGAAGATCTCCTCAATACCTACGAAACAGATGATGAGGAAGATGAACCAGCTTCTAAAGCACCAACTCCTAAGAAGAATGAAACAAAGGTTGAAAAGGAGGAAGAAGGTGAAGCAAACTTCTTTGAATTATTTGGTAAGAATTTAACTAAGTTAGGTGTGTTTACACCTGATGAAGAAGAAGAAGCAGATGAGGAGTTTGAATGGAATGAAGATACATTTGTATCTAAGTTTGAAGATAATGCAAGAAAACTTGCAAACGAATATATTGAACAAGCTTTTTCAAAGTTTGGACCTCAGCATAAAGAGTTCTTAATGAAGGTTGCTCAAGATGGTGTAGATCCTAGAGCTTATTTTGAAGCAATGGAATCACAAAGCTTTATTGAGCAGTATGACATTCAGAATGAAACTAACCAAGAACGCATTGTATTTGAATACATGCGGATGTTGGAACCAGATAGAGATCCAAGTGAAATTAGCGAGGAGATTGTAGATCTTAGAGATCTTGGTAAATTAGAAAAGAAAGCTGAACAAGCTAAAGCAAAATTAGCAAACCATTACTATCAGAAGCAACAGATGATTGAAATGGAAACTAAGAGAAAGCAATACGAAGAAGAGCAAGCTAGATCAAGATTTGCTCAAACTATTGAAGGCTCTGTTAGAAATGCAGTACAAGTAGGACAAATTGATAATATCCCATTTACTCCACGAGATGTAGATGAACTTATCCCCTACTTAACTGACACACCATATAAAACAGTAGATGGCAGACCAGTTACAGCATTATACAAAGATTTTGTAGATGCACAACGTAATCCAGAATCACTACTTAAACTTGCTAAGTTTTTGAAAAGTGGTTTGAAAGTGGATTCAGCTATCAAAAAAGCAGTAAAAGAGGAAACCAAAAAGATGTGGGATTTTGGAGTAACTAAAAAGAAGCGTACTCTAACCCCTGGTAAAAAGAATGGGTTTCTTGATTAAAACGACATTTAACATTTAAAAATTAAATACAATGGCAAACACTCTTCCTGGGTACCCCAAAAGATTCGTAGTTGGAGAAACCTCCTCTATGTATCGTGATGCAATCGGTAAATTTACTGATAGTAATCACCTTTACTCTCTGTACATGGATTCACCTGAAAAGTATGACAGAGACATCATTGAATTGTTCAACCAAACTAAGTTGTACTCCAATGATTTCTTGAATCTTATCACTGCAGCTGAACCATTCTACTTGACCACTCACTCTGATTCTTTCACTTACAGAATCCGTAAAGGTGTTGAGTATCCTAAAATTATTGAAAACTTAGCTTCTTCTAATGCTAAACCTGGTCAGTATGGAACTACTTTCCAATTGGTATTTGACAGAAAAGTATTTGTTCATGGTGATCGTATCACTGCACACCGTATTGAGCAAAATGCTTTGTTGTACGTAACTAAAGATCCTGAAGGATATGGTAAAGGATGGAAGTATACTTTCACTATCACTGGTGGTGATGCGGATGCTTTCGTACAAGCTAAATTCTTACAAGTTGGTGTTGAATACTTCAAGGTTGATAACATCATTGGTGAATTCGATACTAAATTGTCAGGTCTTGGTTTGACAGATGGTGAACTTGAAGTGATGCACACTTTGGGAGAATCATTTGGTGTTGAGCACACTGTAACTGAATGGGCTGAAATGCGTCAATTGAAAGATGCTTCTGGTAAGAAC